ATATCAAGCTATTGACACAGGATCGAATACAACATATAGTGACGTAGCATAGGAGAAAAAAAACATGGCATCAACATATACACCTTTAGGAGTAGAACTTCAGGCAACTGGTGAAAACGCCGGTACATGGGGAACAAAAACTAATACTAATTTACAAATCATTGAACAAATTTCTGGTGGTTTTACAACTCAAGCCGTAGGAGATTCTGGGGATACAGATCTTTCTGTGTCTGATGGATCAACTGGTGCAACACTCTCTCATAGAGTTATTGAGTTTACTGGCTCTCTAACAGGATCAAGAAATGTCACAATTCCTATAGATGTTCAACAATTTTATATATTAAAAAATTCAACAAGTGGATCACAAAACGTAGTATTTAAATACGTTTCAGGATCAGGAGATAGTGTAACTATTGCTCCAGGTGTAGTAAAATTAGTTTATGCTACTGCTAATGATGGAACAAACCCAGATATTGATGATTGTGGATTTTTAACTGCTTCATCTACTGACACTTTAACAAACAAAACTTTAACAGCTCCAAAAATTGCAGATGCAGGTTTTATTGCAGATGCAAATGGAAACGAGCAAATTATTTTTCAAACAACATCTTCAGCAGTAAACGAGTTAGAAGTAACTAATGCTGCAACAGGAAACCCACCAATCCTTGGTGCGAGTGGAGAAACTAACGTTGATGTACATATTAAACCAAAAGGTTCTGGAGAAACTAGAATCGGAACAGGAGCAGCAGCTGCAACTTTAACAACAGATGGTGCACATGATCTTGTTTTAGATACAAACTCAGGAAGTAATTCAGGTACAATAACAATCACTGATGGAGCAAATGGTAATATTAATATTGCACCAAACGGAACTGGTGTTGTTCAAGCAGGTGGTTCAGCAGTTAAAGTTGCTGGTACAGAAACTATTTGGGTTCCAGCGGTTGCTATGTATCCTAATACTACAAACGGTGCAGAAGCTGCACAAGTAGAATTATCAAATGGCCCTGAAATAAAAGTTTTAGATTTTGATAAAGACTCAGATGAGTTTGCACAATTTGCTATAGCATTTCCTAAATCATGGAATGAGGGCACGGTAACTTTTCAAGCTTTTTTTACGGCAACATCTACAGATACAGGGACAACTGCATGGGGATTATCAGGCGTAGCAATTGCCGATAATGATTCTTGTAACACAGCTTTTGGAACACAAGTTGTTGCAACGGCGAAAGCACATAGTGGAACATCAAACGATTTAGATGTAACGGCGGTAAGTGGAGCAGTAACTATTGCAGGTTCACCTAGTACAGATGAACAGGTGTTCTTTCAAATATCAAGAGATGTATCAGCAGATGATTTAAATGCCGATGCTAGATTGCTTGGAATTAAATTATTCTTCACTACTGATGCTGCTAACGACGCATAAGGAGAATAAATGGCAGGTTTTGGATATAGAATATTAGGCTTTGGAGCAGGTTGCGCAGGACCCGCTTACATTGAAGCAACCGGTGGTAATGAAACTATTACTGACGGCGATATTAAAATTCACATTTTTACAGGAGACGGAAACCTTTGTGTAACTTCTAAAGGAAGAGCAGCTGGTTCAAATCAAGCAGATTACATGGTCGTTGCCGGCGGAGGTGGCGGAGGCCAAGGAACCGGCGGTGGCGGCGGCGGAGGAGGATTTAGACTATCCTCTGGAACAGCCTCTGGTTGTTATAGCGTACCATCTCCTTTAGGTGGTTGCGTTCCAGGAATAGGTGTAACATTAGGAGCAATGCCAATCACGGTTGGTGCTGGAGGAACTGGTAGACAACCTGGAGGACCTGCTGGAACTCTTGGTGGAAATTCAGTTTTTGGTAGTATAACATCAACTGGTGGAGGTGTTGGTAGCGGAGGAGACGGAACTCCAAATGGACCAACTAATGGTAGACCAGGAGGTTCAGGCGGAGGTGCACACTTAAATAATCCAAGTTTCGGAAATGGAAATGATCCCCCAACAAGTCCCCCTCAAGGTAATAATGGAGCACCATTCTCAGGTTTTGTAGGTGGTGGCGGCGGTGGAGCCGGTCAAGCCGGTAGTGGTAAAACTGGAGGAAATGGAGCTTCTGCAGCAATAGCACCCGCACCTTCAACTGGTTCAGGGGACAATCAAGTATATTCCGGTGGTGGCGGCGGTGGTTCTGACCAAACTTCTCAAAACGGAGGAAATGGTGGACCTGGCGGCGGAGGCCGAGGCGGAAATAGACAAAACTCACCTACTGCAGGAGCAGCTGGAACAGCTAACACTGGTGGCGGTGGCGGAGGAAGAGGTTTACCCTCTGGTATAGGTAACACTGGTGGTAGTGGACTTGTAGTAGTAAGGTATAAATTTCAAAATTAATTATGGCACACTTTGCAAAAATATCAGAAGAAAATATAGTTTTAGCGGTGCACGTTGTTGCTGATGAACACTGCACAAATAAAGATGGTGTTGAAACTGAAGCTGAGGGTCAATACTGGTTAGAAAAATGTCATGGTTGGCCACAACAACTTTGGAAAAAAACTTCTTATAACACAATTAATAATACACATACATTAGGTGGCACACCTTATAGAGGAAACTATGCAGGCATAGGTTATATTTGGGATCCTGAAAATGAAATATTTTTATGTCCAAAACCAGGGCCTGAGTGGACAAAAGATGTAGCCAATGCTAAATGGGTATCACCACTTGGTGAAGCACCTGCATTAACAGCAGAACAACAAGCACAAAACGAAGCAGACACTCATTCTTGGCATTATGAATGGGACGAAGCTGCATATCAAGCAGATAATACAACTGGTTGGGTGTTGACAGATTTATTCGCATAACATATAAGTTTTATAAACATATATAGATATGCATAAGAAAGTATTAAGTGAACAAACAATATATTTTGGCGACGTTAAAATGCCTAAAGGTTTTGACATAGATCCTTTTGAAATGTCAAAAGCTATTTTTGAAAGTTCTTACACCGGAGAAGACATGCCTTTTTTTCGAACTTGGGACAGACTCAACAAATATATTGTTGAACATTTGCGTGTTAAATATGATTTAAATTTAGTTAATAAAAAAACATGGGGTAAAATGTATTTTCCTAATGTTAAAACAAATCCAACTACAGAAGTTGATCCTGTAGATTTGAGAAATTCTCCTGACTTTGTTTGTCTATATGGTGTTAATGCTGTGGATTGTAATGTTAGAATTTATTATGATGATAATAGAAAAAAAGGTAGAAGTTGGGATATGCCACTAACACATAATAAATTTATAATGTTTCCAGCAACTAATCTTTATTATATAGAAAATAATCAAAAAGATTTAGCAAATTTTGTTCAAATCATAACGTATGAACTTATCTAATTATTACTGGTATTTTACATCTGCCTTACCACCTAGATTGTGTGATGATATAATTAAATATGCATTATCTAAATCTGAGTCTATGGCGAGAACAGGAGGTTACGATAACGAAAAATCTTTATCTCAAGATCAAATAAAAAATATGCAAAGAAAAAGAAAATCAGATTTAGTATGGCTTGATGATACTTGGATATATAAAGAATTACATCCATATGTTCTTGATGCTAATAAAAATGCAGGTTGGAATTTTGAGTGGGATGCAAGTGAAAATATACAATTTACAAAATATAAACTTAATCAATATTATGATTGGCATTGTGATAGTTGGAATAAACCTTACAATAAACCAAAAAATATTCATACACATGGTAAAATAAGAAAACTTTCTATGACGTGTCAACTAACAGATGGGTCTGAATATAAAGGTGGGGAATTAGAATTTGATTTTAGAAACTATGATCCACATATGAGAGACGAAGCTATACACAGAGTACAATGTAAAGAAATATTACCTAAAGGATCTATTATCGTGTTTCCAAGTCATGTATGGCATAGGGTAAAACCCGTAACTGCAGGGACAAGATATTCATTAGTTATGTGGAGTCTTGGACAGCCATGGAAGTAAAAGAATATTTTAAGACTCCAATATGTATAGAGAACAAACCAGAGTTTGTAAAAAGTTTAAATAAAGCTTCTGATAAATATATTAAAGAAGCTAAAGCTAGACAAAAAGATCATATAAAAAAACACGGCGATTTTGGAACTTCTTATCATTCAACTCCTCTTACTTTAGATAATGATTTTTTAGATTTTAGAAATTATATAGGTCAAAAGTCTTGGGATTTTTTAGATTGGCAAGGTTATGATATGTCAGAATATCAAACAATGTTTAGCGAACTATGGGTACAGGAGTTTGCTAAAAAGGGTGGTGGTAATCACTCTGCACACATACATTGGAATCAACATGTATCTGGTTTTTACTTTTTAAAAGCTAGTGATAAAACATCATATCCCATTTTTCACGAACCAAGAACTGGTGCTAGAACCACTAAATTAAAAGTAAAAAAAACATCAGATCTTACATATGGAACTGAATTGGTTCAATTTAAAGTGCAGCCTGGAGTATTAATAATGTTTCCAAGCTATTTAGAACATGAATTTGCTGTAGACTATGGTAAAGAACCATTTAGATTTATACACTGGAACATACAAGCTGTGCCAAAAGGAATGGCTAAAGATGTTTGAGGTTAAAGATAATTTTTTAGATGTTACTGAACATGTTGCTTTAAAAAATATAATGGAGTCAGAAACATTTCCATGGTATTTTAACAAATATAAAGTGCAACATAAACCTAATAAATTATTTCATTATCAGTTTTGTCATATATTTTATAATAATAAAATTAATTCTGACTATTTTAATGATTTAGAGCCCATATTAAAAAAACTTAAATATAAATCTTTGATTAGAATTAAAGCTAATTTAAATCCAATAAGCAATAAACTCGTTGAGTTTGATGAACACGTAGATCAATTTTTTAAATGTAAAGGAGCATTATATTATTTAAATAGTAACAATGGTTATACTATGATAGGAGATCATAAAATAGAAAGTAAAAGTAATAGAGTTGTTTTATTTGATGCTAGTCAAACTCATTATGGAACTAATTCTACAGATTGTAATAATCGAATGGTAATAAATTTTAATTATTTTTAAAACATGAATTTAAAAAAACATTATTTTCCTAAAGATAGTTTTATTCAAGGATGGTACATTCCAGAAAAAATTTGTGATGATTTAATTAATTATTATAATAAAAATAAACATAAAACCTCCAGTGGTAAATGTTTTATAAAAGGAGAATTAGTAAATAATAACGATCATAAACAATCTATTGATTTAAGTTTAGGAAGAGATAATTTTGATAAGGGTGTTGCTGGATATAGAGTTTATTTACAAGAAGTTTTAAATTTATATATGAAAGAGTATCCTGAAGTAAATCAACTGCCCAGATTTGACGTAGAAGATATTAATATTCAATGGTATCCTAAAAATGGTGGTTTTAAAAAGTGGCACTATGAAAGAGGTGATACTTTTAATTTTTATAGAAATTTAGTTTTTATGACATATTTAAATGACATAGAAAATGGAGGGACTCATTTTAAATATCAAAATTTAACTTCGCCTGCAAAAAAAGGTTTAACTTTAATCTGGCCTCCAGATTGGACGCATACACATAAAGGTCAAATAGTTGACAAAGAAAAATTTATAGCTACAGGATGGTATAGACTTATATGAGTTTTAAAAAAAATAAATATGCAGTAATTAAACAAGCAATATCAAAAGATTTAGCAACTTTTATTGCAAATTATTTTTGCATGCAAAAACAAGTTTATGATACTTGTAGCCAAGCAAGATACTTTTCACCATTTGAAAATATAATTGGATTTTATGAGGGAGAAAATGCACAAATACCAAATACTTATTCTCAATATGCTAATGTGGCTATGGAAACGCTATTGTTAAAATGTCAGCCAGATATGGAAAAAATAACAGGGTTAAAATTAACTCCTGCTTATACCTACGCAAGAATTTATAAAAAAGGTGATGAATTAAAACGACACAAAGATAGATTTAGTTGTGAGATATCTACTACTATGAATTTAGCAGGTGATGATTGGCCTATATATTTAGAGCCCTCAGGAGAAAAAGGTAAAAAAGGTGTCAAGGTAGATTTAAAACAAGGAGACATGTTAGTATATAGGGGATGTGATTTAGAACATTGGAGAAAACCATTTAAGGGTAAAGAATGTGTGCAAGTTTTTTTACACTACAATAATATTAAAACACCAGGAGCTAAAGAAAATATGTATGATAAACGTCCACATTTAGGACTGCCTGCGTGGTTTAGAAAATGATACCTTTTAATTTTCCTATATTAAAAAATAAACTTAAAGAAAACTTTAAAATAAAAAAACAATTATTAGAGCTAATAGATAAACAAAAATCAGGTTCTTTAAAACAAAATGATGATTATTTTACAGATAGTATCTCAAGAGTAGATTGGGACAGAAGACACGATACAGAAAGAGAGTGGGTTAAATTAGTAGGTCCTCATTTACAAAAACATTTTACAGAAGAAGTAAAAAAGATAGGTTTATCTAAAATACAAATTTTTGAGTTATGGTTTCAACAATATGGCAAAGGAGATACACATGGTTGGCACGTTCATGGTCATAACTTTACAGGTGTATATTATTTAGAGTTTGGAAAGAATTCTCCTAAGACTCAAATAGTAGAGCCTTTATCTTTAAAAATTATTGATGTAGATGTAAAACAAGGAGACGTTATTATATTTCCAAGTATGTTTATACACAGAGCGCCCCCTTCTCAAACTAAAAAAAGAAAAACAATTATATCATTTAATTTTAATGCAGACTATGTGCATGATGATTTTTTAAAAATTTTAAGAACGTGAAAACATTAATAGTTGATAATTTTTTAGAAGACCCTGACAAAATAAGAAAATTTGCTTTGTCTTTAAACTATAGAAAAAGAAATGAACATGAAAATTTTGAAGGCATGAGAGGTCCATTAATTAAAGATGTTAATATTAATATGCACAATAAAATATGTAATAAAATTATATTTGAGTATTATAGAAAAAATCCAATATCATTTATAGCTGATTTACAATTTCATAAGACACAAGAAAAAGATAGAAGAGATTTTCAATTTATGTATAATAGAGTGCATCAAGATAATGGTGTAATAGCAGGCATGGTATATTTAACACCTAATGCACCAATTAATTGTGGCACGCAAACATATCAAGAGATTATAATTAATAAAAAATATGAACCTGATATTAAAATAGGTAATATATATAATAGATTAGTTTTATACCCAGCTGAATACTTTCATTCAGCAATGGATTATTTTGGAGATAACAAAAATAATCGTCTAGTTATGTTATTTTTTTTAATGGAGGTTAAATTTTAAATGCAAGTTATAGACAATTTTTTACCTGAAGAAGAATTTAAAAAAATACAAGAACTTTTTATGTCAGCAGAATTTCCTTATTATTTTAATAATACGGTTGCTGATCCTACTGATATTAGAAATTTTTATTTTACTCACACTATTTATGATAATAATGTTGTTAATAGTGACTACTTTGAAATGGTAAATCCTTTATTAAAAAAATTAGACACGGTGTTTTTAAGAAGAGTGAAAGTAAATTGTTATACTAGAAATGAAAAAATAATAAAACACAAAGCTCACAAAGATTTACCCATGCCTCACAAAGGAGCCATATTTTCTTTAAATACTTGTGATGGTGGAACATATATAGGTAAAAAATTTATAAAATCTGTGGCTAATCGTGTGCTATTATTTAACCCCTTTGTTCTCCATTCAAGCACTAACTGCACAGATGAAAAAGCTAGATTTAATATCAACATAAATTACAAGTAAAAAGAGGTATATTTTTATAATATTTGTTGTATAATCGTGCGTTATGCTACAGAAAATAGGATTTCAACCAGGTATTAATAAACAAATCACACCAACCACAGCAGAGGGTCAATGGACTGATTGTGATAATGTTCGTTTTAGATATGGTACACCTGAAAAAATAGGTGGTTGGAATCAATTAGGAACAGTAAATGAAAATGAATTAACGGGAGCAGGAAGAGGTCTTCATCATTTTGTTAATAGCTTAGGCAGAAGATATGCTATTATAGGCACTAATAGAATTTTATATGCATATTCAGGAGGTGTATTTTATGACATACACCCTATTAAAAGTACAACCACACTTACTAGTGCATTTACCACAACTAATGGCTCAACGACAGTAACAATAACTTTTTCAAGTGGTCATGGTATTAATCCACAAGATATTATTTTATTAGATAATTTTACAACCATCACAGGATCTAATTTTAGCTCATCTGATTTTGATGATAAAAAATTTATGGTAACGTCTGTTCCTTCAACTGAAACTATAACTATTACAATGCCTTCAGCAGAAACAGGATCTGGTGCAACAACATCAGGTGGCATAAGAGTTCAACATTATTATACAGTTGGATCTGCTGTTCAAGAAAAAGGTTTTGGTTGGGGTCTTGGATCATGGGGAGGAGAGGCTTCGAATCCAGTTACAACAACTTTAAATGGAGCATTATTAGATGATACAGCCGGAACAGGTGGTTCAGGGACATCTATTACGTTGACAGACACATCACAGTTTCCAAGTTCAGGTACAAATTTTATTCAAGTGGGTAATGAAGAAATATCTTACACGGGTGTATCTGGAAATGATTTAACAGGTATTACTAGAGCGGTTAGAAATTCTACAAGATCAGCACACTCAAGTGGTGCAACTGTTAAGAACTCATCTGATTATGTTGCATGGGGCGAAGCAGCATCTGGTGACTTAGTATTAGAGCCAGGCATGTGGTCACTTGATAATTTTGGTGACAAAGCAATTTGTTTAATACACGATGGTGCAGTTTTTTCATGGGACTCTAGTTTATCAAATGCAACAGATACAAGAGCTACAATTATAACGGGTGCACCTACTGCATCAAGACACATGGTTGTATCAACACCGGATCGTCACTTAGTATTTTTTGGAACAGAAACAACCATCGGTAATACAGCAACACAAGATGATATGTTTATTAGATTCTCAGATCAAGAAGATATAAATACGTATACACCCACGGCAACCAACACAGCTGGTACACAAAGGTTAGCTGATGGATCACAGATTAGAGGAGCTATAAGAGGTCGTGATGCTATTTATGTTTGGACAGACACTGCTTTATTTACACAACGTTTTGTTGGTCAACCTTTTACATTTGCTTTCTCACAAGTGGGAACTAACTGTGGACTTGTTGGGCAGAACGCATGTGTCGAAGTAGATGGTGCTGCGTATTGGATGTCTGAAAATGGTTTCTTTAGATATGCTGGTAAATTAGAATCATTACCATGTTTAGTAGAGGATTTTGTTTTTGATAATATAAATATAGAATCTGGTAATCAAATGATTTCTGCGGGTTTAAATAATTTGTTTGGTGAAGTAATATGGTTTTATCCTGAATCTGCGTCACAAGTTGTAAATAGAATGGTTTGTTATAATTATTTTGATTCTACACCACAAAGACCAGTATGGACTGTGGGTTCACTTGCTAGAACAATGTGGCAAGACTCTGCAGTATTTACTAAACCCCATGCACTGGAATATGATGCAGATACGGATACATCGCACGATGTTGTAGGTAACACAGAAGGTAGAACAAGTTACTATGAGCACGAAACAGGGACAGATCAAAATAGAAACGGAACTATAACTGCTATAACTTCAAATATATTGTCTGGAGATTTTGATATCACACAAGCAAGAACACAAGGTGGAGGACAAGCTACAGGTGGTGCAACATTTGGAGGGGATGGTGAATTTATAATGAAGATTAGAAGATTTATACCCGACTTTATATCTCAAACTGGATCTACTAGAGTTACATTAAATTTACGTAATTTTCCAAATGATACAGCAGCTAGTTCATCATTAGGTCCATTTGATATTACATCAAGCACACAAAAAGTAGATACACGTGCAAGAGCAAGAGCAATAGCATTAAAAGTAGAAAACACAGGGGCTAGTCAAGAATGGAAATTAGGAACTTTTAGATTAGACGTGCAACCAGATGGACGTAGATAATGGCAAAGATAGTACAAGTATTAACAAGACCTACACAAGAATATGATTATACAGTTGCAGAAGCTCAAACTAGAGATTTAGATGGTATAATTCAAAAATTAAACAGCACATATCAACAAGAATTAAAAGACGAGGTAGAAGCACAAAACTTCTTTTTAAATTAATGGCAAATAGTTTTATAAATAAAAAAGTAGATTTAACCACTACAGATTTAACAACGTTATATACAGTGCCTAGTGCTAAAACTGCAGTAGTAAAATCTATACTAGTTTCAAATGATGCTGGATCTAGCTGTAATATAACAATTACTCTAGTTGATTCTAGCTCTAATATATTTAGTTTATTTAAAACAAAATCGATAGATACAAACACAACGACAGAACTTTTAACTCAGCCTTTAGTAATGGAGGAAAGTGAGGTGCTAAAAGTACAGGCTTCTGACGCAAATGAGCTGCACGTCATAGCTTCAATATTAGAAATACAGCCAAGAGAGGTAACAACATAATGGAAACATTACAACCAGCAAAAGTAGAAACAACCTATAGACACAAAAAAACAGGCGAACTTTTTAAAGAAAGAAAAGACTGGGAAGCTAAAGGTTACAAACAAGAGGACATGGCTCAAGATGTAAAAGTCATCATGCCTAGCCTTGATTTATTTGGAAAAACAAAATAGAATAGATAAATGGCTATAAACAGAACTAAACAAGCAAGACAGATGTTAAAAGAAGCAGGAGCAGTCACTCAAGATGGTGTCTTAAACTATATTAAAAACTCCGAGTCTGTAACAGTACCTAAAGAATTTAAAGCTAGAAAAAATGCACCAGCAACCAAACTAGCATACATTACAGCCGATGAAGCTAAAATGTTAAAGAAAGAAAAACCAGGTACACCTCATAAAGGACCTAAAGGTATACCTAGTTATGATTCATTTGATGCAAAAGGTGGTTTTACATCTGGGGCTGCAATGAGTGCCGCAGAATCTGGTAGAAATACATCTGATACTTTAGCTGCGGGTATGTCAGGTCGAGATGTTCAAAATTTAAGATCTTCAGCAATAGCTGCAGGTGCAGGTCAAAGAGTTAATCCAGGTTTTTTTGATAGCAAGAATATCATATCTAGAGATGAGCTTGATGCTGCTAGAGCTTTTGCAAGAGATCGTAATAATAGATTTGCAAGAGCTGCATTAAGAAATAGACAAGGAGGACTATTAGGTTTAATCACAAGTGGTGGTTTGTTAGGAAACGTTATAAGAGGAATTGGACAAAAATTTGGTTTAGGTAAGAGATTTAATGAGCCAACATATGATATGTCTAAATTTAATGAGTTAGGTTTAATGGGTCAAGTGCCAGAAGACTTTGAAGACGAAAAAATATCTCTAGAATCTTTTATAAAACCACAAGATACAATAGGTAGAGTAAACTTAAATGATTTAAAAGGTTTATCAGAATTAGATTTTTTAGGTAGAACAAACTTAAGTGACTTAGAAGGTTTAACGTCTGAAGATTTTTTACGTCCTGATGAGGGATTATTAGAAGTACCATCAGACTTTATTGATCAAGGAATTATAACAGCATTATCAAAAAATGATATTCCGATAAGATTAGCAAGTGCATTGACAACTCCAACAGAGGGAAAATTTGGTTTAAATTTATTAGATTATTCTAAACTTAAAAGTAATAGATACAATGACTCACAAATAAAAGAAGCAATTGAAGGTGGGTATGTGAATGATTTACTTAAAACTTTATCTTTAGCCACTGGTGGTAGAGCTAATGCTATGGACGGGGGGATCATGGACCTTGAAACAGGACGACAAGGATATTTTTTAGGCAAACTTGTTAAAAAAGCAAAAAGAGCTGTTAAGAAAGTTGTAAAGTCTCCAGTAGGTAAAGCTGCTTTAGGTTTAGCTGCATTAAATTTTGCACCTGCTTTTTTATCAGGTAAGGGTTTTGGGTTAGGTAAAGCAAAAAGTCTTAGTGATTTAGTTTTTTTTGGTAAAGATGCAAATGTAAATCCTTTTCGTTTAATTGGTATACCTACTGCGTTAGCTGGTCTTTTAACTCCTAAACAAGAAGATGAAGAAATTGACATTGCAAAATTATATGGAAGTGGTGCTATTAATCAAAACGCACTATTAAATAGAAGAATATTAGGGACTGAATTTGTAGCTAATGGTGGACGTATTGGTTACTCTGATGGTTCTGACGATAAAAAAAATAAACCTAAAAAATTACCTATAGAAATACCTCTAAGCCCTTTAGATGAAAGAATAAATGAGTTATATGAAAAATTAAACCTTGAGGAGGGTTTAAAGAATTTAGGAAAAGATAAAAGAAAATTAAATGCAGAAGGTGGATTGCAAAAAGAACCTGTCGCTAAAAAAGTAATGCCCCTTTTAGATATGGGTGGAAAAGAAATGGATTTAAGAGCTGAAGGTGGTTTTGTACCAATAGGTAGAATGGAAAAAGCAGATGATGTGCCTGCAAGATTGTCAAAGAATGAGTTTGTATTTACAGCTGATGCTGTTAGAAATGCAGGTGGAGGGGATGTAGACAAAGGCGCAGAAGTCATGTATAACATGATGAAGAACCTCGAAGCCGGGGGTGAAGTATCAGAAGAATCGCAAGGTTTAGAAGGCGCAAGAGAAATGTTCCAAACATCACAGAGACTAGGAGAAGTCATATAATGGCAACAGAAACAGTAATAAATAGACCGGCACCTTTTGTCGAAGATATAGGTAAAAAATTAGCAGAACAAACTTTAGCTTTACAAGGTAGCCCTGTAGTAACAAGTGGTATTGCAGGAATAACAAGACAAACAGGGGAAACAGATGCAGGTTTTAAAGCAAGACAAGACGCTGCAAGGGCGTTTACAACAAGACAAGAAAATCTAGCAGGGCTTGCTCCACAAGTAGCACAACAAGATGCTTTACAAACACAAGCACAAACTTTAGCACAACAAGGTATTGGTTCTTTTCAACCTTTCTTAACAGCTGCACAACAAGAAAGTGCTTTAGCTTCTGGGTTAGGAACTCAAACTCTTGGACAATTAGGAGGAATTGGAACTGGTGCAACTGCTTTTCAACAAGATGTAACTCAGTTTATGTCACCTTATCAATCACAAATTATTGATGCATCACTTGCAGAATTTGATCGTAATAAACAAATGCAAGAACAACAAATACGAGATCAACAAGCGAAATTGGGTGTGCTCGGCAGTGGTCGAGCGGGCGTACAACTCGCCGAGTTTGGTACGGGGGCGGCACGAGAACGTGCTTTATTACAAGCAGGTCTGTTGCAACAAGGATTCGGTCAAGCACAAGCTGCTAGACAACAAGATATTGCAAATAGATTTGGTTTAGCACAAGCCACACAAGGTTTAGGTGCATTTAGATCAGGACTTGCAGGTCAACAAGCACAACTTGGTGGAGTTTTACAAGGACTTCAAGGTGCGGATGTTACACGTTTAGGTCAACTTGGATCTATTAATCAAGCACAAAGACAAGCTGAACTTGATGCACAAAGAGAAGCTACAAGAATGGCTGCATTTCAACCACAAGAGGAGCTAAATAGATTTGCAGATATAGCAACGGGTATCATGGGTGGTATGAGAGGTACAGGAACAGCTACAACAAACGTTCCTAACCCTACTCCATTACAAACAGCATTAGGTGTTGGTTCAACACTTGCTGGTATATATGGTGCGTTTAACCCAAGACCATTATTTAATTAGGTAGATATGAACAGAGTATTAAAAAGACCTATGTTTAGAATAGGAGGTTCTGCGGGAACTGGTATTACGTCAGGTCTTGATAAACCAAGACAAAAATATAATAAAGCTGGATTTGTAAGACCTAATATAGCAGATGTTTCTAACCCCAATAAAACATCTTTACCTAATAATAATTTAAATTTAGATTTGTTAAGTCTTTTATTTCCAACAGAAGAAAAAGAAAAATTTACTCCAAGCAAAGAGTTACTCAAAGCTTTTGAGGGCACTAATACTAAACCTGATATATCACAATTTTTAATTAACTTTGGATTAAATCTAGCATCAGCTACTCCAAGAGGTGGTATCATAGCAACTGCAGCAGAGGCAGCTAAGAAACCTGCTCAAACATTGTTTGCGGAACAAGCTCAAAACAAAGCTTTTGAAAGAAGTTTAAAACTTGCTGGAGCAAAAATGGACATAGAACAAAAATCTAAAGAGTTAGAAGGTGAAGGAATTAAACCAACAAAAAAAGTTTATGATAACGATCTTAAAAAAGAAGTTTTTGCAACAGAAAAACAGATTCAAACTACAATGTCAAAAGATAATCCAACTGAAATGAGATATGTTCCTTTACCAGAAGCAGATAAAACTAAACCAGTAAAAGTTTATGATAATCTAACTAAGAGTACAGTTTTTGTTAATCAATCACAGATACTTGATACTAAATTTACTAATGATCAAGGAGAAGAATCACAAAGGTATATTCCTGTACCACCTAAAGATAGAACAACAAGAGCATATGTTTTAGATGATGCAACGGGTGAGTTTAGTGAAAACCCACAATTTGTAAAAGAAAGTGTGGTTTTAGAAAACCCTGATAAATATAGACCTGTTGAAGGTAATATAGAATTAATGTTAAAAGCAGAAGAAATTAAAAAAGATAAAGCTATTAAAGTAGAGGCTGATAAAAAAATGTTAGCGTCGAATACTGTAGCAAAAATCATAAGAAGATTAGAGGAGGACATAGCAAGTAAAGGTGCTTTCACTGGTGCTGCTGGAGATACAGTTCAATTTATTACAAATGTTTCTGGATTTGTAGATCAGTTCATAAATAAAGATAAAAAAGAAGATATTGGGGCATACAATACAGGATATAAAAGAGTTCAAGATCGTATCCAACAATTATTAAATGACGATACTATAAATGCTAGATTAACAAGATTTTTAAAAGCCCCTGAAAGTGCTGCTGCAAAAGCAGATATTATAAATTTAGCTTATGCCATAGCAAAAGCTAGAGAGCCGGGTGGTAGATTTAGTGTTACAGATATTGATTTAGCCCTAGAATCAATAGGTGAAAGTTCAAATAAATTAAGCTTTATAGCTGCGTTAAAAAGAGTTGGTTTGTTTATTACTACAGATGCAATAGACGATTATGTTATGGCTTATAATATAGCTGATGAAGATATCCCAGTTAAATATAATGCTTTAGTAAACAATAATAAATACTTTAGAGGATTAGAGATTAGTGGTGACATTGATCCTAATAGTTTAAGTTTTTAGGAGACTTTTATGTCATTACTTTCAGTTAATAATGTCCAAGAATACAGAACAAAGTACGCTGATGCTCTACAGAAAAAAGAAACTGAATTAGGAAAACCTATTACAGATGAAATGTTAACTAAAGCTATATATAAAAAAATAGCCTCAAAAGCTGACGTTGATTATTTTTCTTTTTACAAATCTTTTAATCCTGAAGGTAAGTATGCAAACATAGATACTTATAGAGTTGCAACTAATACCTTAGATGCTAACGACAATGATACGATTAATAAAGCTTACGATGAACTATCAAGTGTTGGTAGGGTTCGTTTTAAAGACTTTGTAAATATATTTGCTCCAAAACCTTTTGCTGATGAACAATATTTTGATGATTTTAATATTGTAACATTAAACATCCCAGATACTGAATATAATATTAAAGAGATAGCAGAGATAAGAGGTATCAATCCTGAAACAGATGTTAATCTTACTGAAGTTGGCTTTGCTCAGGCTTTAGCTAGGGATGATATTAATAAAGCTATAGCTGCAAAAGAAGTTTTAAATAATTATTTTGGAGAAGATATACCTATTCGTTTGGGTGAGGAAACTGAGGAACTTGAATTTTTAAACCCTAATACAGGAAAATACGAGTTACTAAATGCGTATGGTTTGGATGCGGGAGATGTTGCTAAATTTGGTACATATGGTCTTTTTATAATTCCTGAAATTGTAGCAACAGTTGCTGCAACAGGTCTTTTTCCAGGAAGTGCTATCACTACATCAGCGTTATCTTCAGCAGCATTAGAAACAGCTAGATTAGCAATAGGTCATTCTATTTATGGAATAAATAAAACAGATGAAGGTTTTATGGATTATTTAAAAAATGAAGGAAAAGATATTGCTGTCTTAAACGCAACTCTTACTGCAGCAGGATACTCAGTTCCTAAACTTTATAGAATGGTAAAAGACTTAAGAAGATTCGGTAAAATAAATGCAGCAGAATTTGGTGGTAGAATAAAAAATGCTGAACAAGCTAAAAAATTAGTAGATCAAATAAACGATAGGTTAATTCAATTAGGAAGCAAAAAAAAATTAAGGTTTACTTTAGGTCAAGCAGGAGATGATGCTGAACTATTAGCTTTACAAAATGCTTATGAAACTAATCCGAAATATGGTGTTAAAGGAATTTTTGATACTTTTAACAAAAAACAAGCTGAGGCTTTAGATACTTATATGGCTTTAATAGCTAAAGAATATAATTTTAAGGGTTTATCGGGTAAAGATAATATTTTAGCCGATGAGTTAGGAAAAAAAATAAGAGCAAAAATAGCAGAACGATTAGCCCCTAGACAAAAAGTTTTAACAAATGCTTTAGAAAAAGCAGAAACCGATTTAACAAACGCTGTTATAAACTTACCTGATGGTAGTGTAAAAGAAGCAGGCACACAGATTAGAAATGTAATAGATAGTTTGTATGATGATTTTGAACAATCTTATAGAGATAAATATACAGCTTTATTTGCGATTGGTGGGGGTAGAAAAGTTAATACAAACATTATTAATGCAGCGGTTAAAGAATTAAACCAAAGACAAAAAAATACACTTTTTAAAAAATATCCTAATATAGAAACTTTTTTTAACGCACCTAAAGGAAAAACAATAAGTATTAATAAACTTAAAAATACATTAAGTGACTTAAGAAGATTTGATAGAGAAATTCAAAAAGGTATTATACCAGTAGAAGGGGCTCCAGTTGAAGGGGCTGTGTCTAAATTAATAGGTGCTATTAAAAAACAATTAAAAACAGATTTAGGTACAGATGATGTTTGGTATAGAGAGTTTTTAAAATTAGACAAAGCGTATGCGAAAAATAAAGATTTATATAAGGGTGTTATTTCAAAATTGATGTCTACTAAAAATGGTAGATTGGTTATTGCAGATGAAGATGTTTTTAAACAAACATTTAAAAAAGGTGCTGGTCAAATGCAGAGGATAGACGATGTCTACGCTTTACTTAAAAAAAGACCAGATTTAATTCAAACATACAAAGAACAAATTTTAGGTGCTTACAAAGAAGTAGTTGATCCAAGAAATACAGGAAAAATAAACTTAGTAGCTCATCAAAAATTTTTAAATGATTATAAGTATGCTTTAGAAACATTTTTTGGTGGCAAAGGTGGTTTTAAACAGATAGAAAAAATTGGTGAACTTGCTAAAAAGGTAGAAACAACTGCATTAAAAAGAAATAAATTAATGAAAAAATTAGGTACATCTACTAATGGTAAGATAGAATCGATGGATCCTGATAAAATATTTGCTTTTCTTTACAATAATAAATCACCCACTACTTTGAATAAAGTTATGACTTTAATTAGAGAAGATAAAGATTTATTAAAAGCTTTTCAAACTGTAGCTAAAGATGATTTATTATTTAAAGTAACAGATAACAGAGGTAATTTTGTTTTTGATAAATTTGCAGATTACTTAAAAAACAATAGATCAATTCTTGAGAGAACGTTTGCTGATAATCCAAAGTTTGTAAAAGATTTAAATATGATGAGAGATGCTCTTGAGATTACCTCAAGAAAATCTGCACAAAAAACAATAGGTAAAGCTGAAACAGCATTAAATGACATTATTAGAGCAAGGTTAGGACAATTTACAGTTGCAGGTAGAACATTTACTGCATTGAAAAAAATCGTCAGAGCTGATGTTGATAAACAATTAGCAGAAATAATAACAGATCCTAGAAGATTAGAAGATTTATTAAAATTAAAAAATATCAAAAAAGATTCAAAAGCTGCAAAACAAATCATAACTAGATTGTTTGGTTACTATATATTTGATGAAAGATTTTTTGAAGATGATCAATTCACACCAACTATGATTAATTTTGTAGATACACAACAGATATCACAAGACACAAAAGATATTGAAGAAGCGGAAAATTTATTAGCTCAAAACATAGATTTAGATAATAGATTTAATCAAGCTGTATTACCTAGTGGTAATATATCACAAACAGCTAACGTCAATCCAAATCTATTTGCAGCTAAACCACCAACCGGTATCATGCAAAATTTAAGCAGTACAGAACAAGCTTTATTAGATCCTTTAGAACAAGTAATAGCGAGTAGAACATAATGACTAAAAAATCGGCATTACAAAGAATAGAATCTCATGAAAAGCTTTGCAGAATTATGCAAAAGCAAACGTTTGAGCAAATAAAAGAAATGCAAGAACGTATTAAAAGATTAGAGTATTGGATAGTCGGCGGTATGGGAGCCGTATTATTAGTTTTATTAACGGACATAGCATGAACCTTTCACGAAATTTTACTCTCTCAGAGTTAACCAAATCGGACACTGCGATCCGTAAAGGGATTAATAATAACCCTAACGCAGAACAAATAGAAAAATTAAAAGCGTTGTGTGAAAATATTCTTCAACCGGTACGTGACCATTTTGGCAGAGTTAAGGTGACGAGTGGTTTTCGTAGCGTAGAATTATGTGAAGCCATCGGTAGCTCAGCCAGATCGCAGCATGCCCGTGCAGAAGCTGCAGATTTTGAATGTGTTGGCGTGGACAACGCTGAACTATTTGATTGGATTAAAGATAATCTCACACCGGATCAGCTAATCTTAGAGTTTTATACTCCGGGTGAGCCTAACAGCGGGTGGATTCATTGCTCATGGATCCCGGACCAACCAAGAGCATCATTCTTACACGCATACAGGTCAGAAGGTAAAACTAAATACAAACCAATATTAGGAAAAGCAAAAGATTTAGTTTAGGTGTTGACCTAGTAAAAAATCAAAAGATATAATTCTTTTTTTAAAAGTTAAAAAGTTTACTTCACTATAATGAAATATAAATTTAGGAACTATTATTATATCACCTGCTTTAACTTTAGGAGTATATAACAAACTTTTATCTTTTTCATTGTTCCAAGGCTGTATGTATGTAGTTCTTGGCGAGTTTTTGTGAAGGTCTAAATATAAAATACCTGCAAACCCTATTGAACCATGATTGTGTGGAGAATGAAAATCTCCTTTTTCATATGTCACTGACCAAGTATCTGTAAGAGTTATACCATTTGGATTAATTTGACTTAATTCTTCACCAAAAATTTTAGAAAAGGGACGTGATAATTTACCATTACCTCTGTTACTATTAAAATTTCTTTGTCTTTCTTCTGGGTATTTTTTTAGTTCTTTAATTATTAATTTTTTCTTCTTTAAAAAATTTTTTGTTTTTATTGTTAGAAATTCTATTTTAAATGGTGTTGTTATATCCATGTTTTTAAATCCTCTCCTAATACTTCAGATGCAATATTAATTTTTTTCCTTAAAGCTTTTACTATTTTTTCATCAACTGTATCCTCTGCTATAATATCTATATATGTTACATTCTTTTTTTGACCAATACGATGTGCACGATCTTCTGATTGTAGGCGTTTTTCTAGGTCATATCCGTTAGAATAGTAGATTATGGTGTTCGCAGCTGTTAAAGTTATCCCATATCCGCCCGTAGAGGGCGTTCCAACAAGAAATCGGCACTTAGGGTCAGACTGAAATTTACGTATATTGTCTTGCCTTTTATCTTGTGGTGTTAATCCATAATAATCTACTATGCTTCCTTTTTTAAATTTTGACTCTATATTTTGTATTATCTGACGAACATCCATTTGATAGTTAGCCCAAATAATTGCTTTACCATCTACCTCTTCTAATATTTCCATTAGTTCGTTTATTCTATTACTTGGTATGAGTTGAACACCACCATCATCCGCTGTAAAATGACCGCAAGTTATTTGATGTAATCTCATTAATTGAGTTAGCACAGTCATAGTAGTTGTCACTTTACCATTTAATATTGCCATAGCTTCTTTTTTCATTTGATCATAAATTTTTCTTTGTTCTGTAGATAACGTAATATGCCTTTTTGTAAAATTTTTAGGTGGTAAATCTAAACAATCTTCTTTTAATACTCTATATGAAAAACCTTTTACCTTTTCTGATAGCTCTCCTAAATTTTGAAATACATCAACTACTTGTATAGTTCTATCTCGAAGATACATATTCTTCATCTTAGCGTATCTGTTACGAAAAGCGTAAAAAGAATCAAAGTTTAATAACCACGGATCAAGGAACTCGCATTGACTAAATAAATCTAAAGGATTTTTAGTAATGGGGGAGCCTGTCATGATACGTCTGTATTTAGCATGTTTGCCAAGACTAATAATATTTTTAGTTCTTTTTGCAGATGGTGTTTTTATTGTAGTGGACTCATCAATCGCCATTAATGTCTTATGAGAATTTAAAAATTTACTTACAAACTTAACACCTTTGTCAGTAGACAAAGCCTCTACGTTCATAATTAAAATATGTAAGTCTTCACCTAGATCAAATAAACTATCTAAGTTTTCTTTATATTTTTTTGTTATGTTCGGTTGCCATAATACAGACACATTTTCTATATGATTGGGTAAATGTGTTGGTAATTCTTGCTCATACCAAGTTTTAACTACGCCCTTGGGTGCAATAATTAAAGCACCATTTACTTTACCTTTGTCGTAAAGCATGGCTAAATTATCTATTAATACTTTTGTTTTACCCGTACCCATTTCCATAAAGTACGCATAAGTTTCTTTATTCCATGATTTTTCTAAAGCTAATAATTGATGCTTATAAGGTTTTGTTTTAAATTTATAATTCATTTTTCTTTCTTATTGACATTTTTTTAATATACTTTATAAATTTTGTCAATGTCAGAAAGTATAGTTTATGTAATACAGGAAATAGCTGGTACCAAAATTGGTAACCCTAAAATTAATATTATGGGTGCTTCAAACTATGGTAAATTTAAATTTTTATTACCTGAATTTTCACAAATAATTTTTTCTCCTGGTCCTTTAATTTATAAGTTACGGCAAGGTTTAAAAGAATTTAGAGAAAAAGATTATTTGTTACTTACAGGTGATCCAGCTATTATTGGTGTAGCATGTTCTATTGCCTCTGATATTACAAACGGCAAATACAATTTGTTAAAATGGGACAAACAAGAAAGAAAATATTATCCTATTGAAATTAATCTATACGAGAAAGGAGAAATAGATGGCGATTAAACAAAAAATAAAATTTAAGAATGAAATAAACTTTGAGGCAGATCAACAAGATGCAATGAAAAAAACTGAAGGAGTGCAATCACTTGCAGATCAAGTAGAAAGATTAGAAACTTGTAATGATCGCATTGCAGATATTGAAAATGATCTAAAAAGCATGAAAAAACAAAGAGATCATATATCAGGTGAAGTTATACCAACAATGATGTCAGAAATGGGATTAGCAGAATTAAAACTTCATGATGGATCACATCTGAAAGTTTCAACGTCGTACCGTGCTACAATTACGGAAGCGAATAAAACAGCGGCGTTTAACTGGCTTCGTGAGAATGGGCTAGGGGATATAATCAAAAACGAGATATCCGTATCCTTTGGTCGCAACGAAGATAACAAGGCAGCTGATTA